TATACAACAATGAATATGTAAAATTATTTTCAGTTAGAACATCATTTGGATTTAAATAAGTAGTTGAAGATTTTATTGAATCAGAACCACTTGCTCCAGTTCTATACGGGTCTATTACTACATTTGAAGAATTGTAAAAATAAATAACACTTTTTCTATAAGGTTCTGATAATAAAATACTTGTATAATTTATTTTTGTTCCAGTTCCACTTTGATCTTCAAACTCTAAAGGGTTTACAGTGCCATTGTTTGAGTTTTGTCTTGCAAACAAAATTAAATCACCAGTTGTAAATTGACCAGCACCACATATGCCTCTTATTTTTCTAAAGTAAGGATCAAAATCTGCAATATGTCTATAAATTTGATTATCAATTGCGGATGCACCGTTTGGTCCAGTTGCTGTAACTTTTACTAAAATATCTCCTGGAACTAAATCAGGAAGAGCTGGAATATAAATTGCATCTCCACCGATTGTGCTTTCTTGATATCGCATTTCTGCAAATTGAGATTGAAACCAATCTTGTTTAATATTTGCTAAATTATTTACAAGCATTACAACCCATGAAAATGCAGTGTTTGCATAGAGTTTTGCAGATACTGTTTCTGGTGTCTCACCATCTTGAATATAATAGTCATCAAATGCTTTACTTGTTTCGATATTTGTAAATGAAATATTTCTAAAAATATCAAGTAAAGTTACTGTTTTATTTCCTATTACATATTCTATTGTTGAATAGTTTTTAAATAGCATTATCCACCCTTTAATGATACACTTGTTCCCGTAGTTGCCAGTACGCCTGAACGATTTATAATACTAAGTGATGTTGGACCATTTGCATTAGTTCTTCTAAATGCTGGTTCTAGTTCTTGAAACACTAAGGTTAAAGTATATGCTACTGGTTTAAGCAACCCAAATCCACCTAAAGCAGAAAGAGAATTTGTTTCAAATGCAGTTTTTTTGTGTGCAATACTTCTTAAAACACTTATTTGTGGTTGTCCTGTCCAATCTGGATCAAATTTAAAAGAATCTGCTGGACCAATTCCAAACACCCATAATGGTGGGTGAAAAAATTTAGTAGAACTAATGCTAAACAAAGATCTTGCTGTTGGCAAAGACAATGCTTCAAATGCACGAATTACTGCTCCTGCTGCTTTAGAATCTGCTTCAGTCAAACAAGGTAAATTCATTCTAATTTCAAAAGACCTAGATGCACCAGTTGGAATATACGTAGTATCTGCAACATCGTGGGGAATTTCAGAAATAAATGGAGTTATTAGTCCTGCACCTTGCTCTAATACCTGTATACCTTGCTCAACACCAGATGCTAAACCCCTTAGTCCTTGAGATATTTGTTCTGGTAGGTACTGTAACGCACCATCAATTATCTGACTGACTACTGGTTGAAACAAATTTACTGCTGTGGAAGGCATATTATCATAATTATGAGCAGTCTGAGTTTGAAAATTTGGTGGTGCTGGAACCATTATTTGTGCTTTTTCTTTTGTAAGTCCTGGCACAGAAAATCCACCACCAGACCGCGTATATGCAACTGCTCTAGAAGTAGCAGTATTTGCAAATTCATAGCAATAAAATTTCATCCAAAGAGGTATCTTTGATCTGACAGCATCTTCAATTGGAAAAACTATTTTTGTTGATTGTTCTGTCAGTGAAGTGACATTTGCTTGCGAAATTGGCATTTTTGCTCCTAAATAATTTATATGCCATATAAAACAAAATTTACACCCAAAAATCCTACAAAATATATAGGCAACATTCAAACAATTATTTGTAGATCACTGTGGGAAAGAAAATTTTGCAAATTTTTAGATGAAAATACAAATATACTAAGATGGTCATTTGAAACTCTCAAAATACCATATTTACATCCAGTAGATAATGAAGTACATATGTACTTACCAGATTTTATAGTAGAAAAGAAAAGCAAAGACGGAAAAATTGAGACTTTAGTTGTTGAAATAAAACCACTAAAACAGACACAACAACCAAAGATTGGCAAAAGAAAATCAAAAAAGTCTTTCATTGCAGAAAATATTACATATGCTATAAATACAAATAAATGGAAGGCAGCAAAAGAATTTTGCGAAAAACATTCATGGAAGTTTTTAATCCTAACAGAAAAAGAGTTATTTGATGGCACTTGATAAAATCAGTAAAACAATACAAGAGTTTAGAGAAGATGTATTAAGTCGTGGTGGTCCTCAAATTTCTAGTATGTATCAGGTTATTTTGAACCATCCTGGTCAAAGTCCAATTGTATGCTATCCGTTAAGTGTAATAGTACCAGGAAGGCAGTTCATGTTCTATGAACACGATTTATGGGGAACCATTCGTAAAATACCATTCAAAAGAGGATATACTCAATGTCATATGTCATTCATCGTATACCAAGACTGGGCAGAAAGAACATACATTGAAACCTGGATGAACAGCATAGTAAGAAATAGTCAATCCGATGCTGGTGTGAACGGCAGTAACAGTTTAAATGTTGCTGTTCCCACAGTTGGATTAAATCAAGCACAAACTGCAAATGCTATTCAAAACTCTATAAGCAGTGGTGGACCTCTTTCAAGAGATGCTACTTTTAGTTCAAGTTATGAAGATTATGTTGACTATGCTGGAGGTATTGGATCTATTGCTATAAGTTTTTTAAATGCACAAGAAAAAGAATCAGCAAATAGAACACTAATACTGAGAGAAGTATTTCCTGCCGCAATTAGTCAAATGAGTATGGCGTCTGATGGAACTGCATATCCGACGTTTAATGCTACATTTCAATTTAATAGTTATCTTTACACATGAGGTGATATATGAAAGAATTGCTAGATCAAATGAAATCGTGTTTACCAAAATATAATCTTAAACAACCGTCAACTGGAAAAAATTTAAAGTATAGACCATTTACGGTAAAAGAAGAAAAAACTTTGTTGATGGCAAATCAAACTGGTTCGTATGAAGATTTTTTAAGCACTTTATCAGACATTATAGACAGTTGTTTTGAATTTAAAAGTTCTTCAAGAAAACTACCACTATTTGATATTGAATACTTTTTTTTAAAACTGAGAAGCAAATCAATAGGTGAAATTGTTGAACCAATAATATCATGCCCAGTGACTAACGAAAAAATAAAGATAACATTAAATTTAGATGAAATCGAACCTTTATACTCTGAAAACCATGAAAAAGTTATTAAGTTTGATGATATGATTATAACAATGCAATACCCATCTTTAGAAAAATTAATTTCTAAAGAAAAAATGGACTACTTTGATTTATTAATAGAATGTATAGTTTCAATTCAAACTAAAAAAGAATTGATAATTGCAAAAGAACAATCAAGAAAAAATATGTCTGAATTTGTTGAATTGTTAACAACAAATCAATATAAAAAATTAATTGAATTTTTCAAAACAAGTCCAAAGATTCAAAAGGAAGTAAAATACAAAACTTCTGATGGAGAAGAACGAATTTTAGTGTTGAAAGGATTACGAGATTTTTTTCAATAGGCCTCAGCCACATTTCATTGAATAGCATTTTTAAAATAAACTTTAACTTAATGTATATTCAAAAACAAAATCTTTCCGACATTGAGGGGATGATTCCATGGGAAAGAGACATATATGTGGAACAACTGAGGCAGCACTTAGAAGAACAAAATTTAAAGAATCTACAACAAAAAGCAGAACAGAGATACATTTATGGAAGATAAAAGAGCATTAGCAAATCAAGAACTTTCAGACACCTTTGGTGGTGGTATTCTTTCGCTTTCTCCAGAAGAACCAAAAAACTTTGTTGAACTGCAACCACAGGAAGAAAAAGACATTTCAAATACAACTCCATCAATGTTGAATAATTTTAATGTCAATGTAAATATAAATGGATCTTCGAATAATAATACAACAATTATAGAAAAAACTGCATCTGAAGCAGTTAAAAAGGCACTCCCCACAACAGCAGAAACCCCAGAGGAAATAAAAAAAAATTTATCAGTTCCCTCAACAGAGAAATTCGATCTAAGCTTAAAAAATTTAGTGGAAAGTGATTATTCTGATATAATGTATCCTGGGTTTACACCCACTTTCAATCCTTCAAATTATGGCATTTCTGTCCCCTCTTTAAATTATTCTGGAGTTGATATGTTTGAATTGCCAGAAATGTCTACGTATGAATACAGTAATGCGGATATAAAAGAAAATAATCCAAATGTTCAAAGAACATTTGGAATTTTAAAAAATATAATTCACCACTCTTTGACAACTCAAGAAATTACAAATTTGTCTCCGTCAAGTATGATCGATCAATCATCATATGTTCAAGAAATAATGGGAGAACGAAGATATTTTAATACAGAAAGAATAAATGTTCAAAATAACCAAATTACAAATATGGATGCGGTTAATGAACTTACCAAAGAAAAACAAAAACAAGAAAATTTACGTGAAGAGCAAACTAACAAAATGTTAAAAGAAATTACTAAAAATAGTAAAAGAAATATTGAAGAAAATATTGACAACCAAGGGGGAACTTCAATTCAAGAAAAAAATGGAGCTCCAATTAATAACAGTCCCCAAAAAAGAGATAGAGCAATGTCTCATCTAAATCCAACCCCAACAACAATAGATATGTTCTTTGCAAAAATGAATAGTCCTCCGAGTTGGAGGACTACTTGGGGTTAACTTGTAAAAATGTTTAGTTGTCTGCCAGTTTTTGGAAGTAACTTAGAGCATCTGACTCGTCATCAACATCTTCCTCAACAGGCTTCTTTGACTTGAGTGATGGTTTCTTTTCAACCATCTCATCTGCCACATCTTCAGCAGTTTTCTGTGCTGGTGCTACCGCACGAACGTCCCCACCAAGAACCTCTTGCATTCTTGTCTTAAGTTCCTCGTAGGACTTAAAGTTTTCAGAGGAAAGGAATGGTTGAAGCAAGTGTTGCGACTTCCAAATCTTTTCCAACTTTGCATCATCATCAAATAGGACTGACTGAGAATCAAACTCAGACTTGTCGTAATTTGTATATCCACCAATTTTACGAATCTTGATACGGAAGTTAGCACCCTTCCAGAAATCAAATGGATTGATTGGTTCCTCATCATTGAATTGAGGTTTCATTGCCTCTTGAATCTTTTCAAAGATCTTGGTTCCAAACTTGTAAAGAAACACCTTACCCTCATTTTGAGGATTTGCTGGATCTGATACAATATAAACATTAGCGATATAAGTTAATTTACGCTTACGAACACGGGCAAGATCTTTATCAGACTCAAGACCCGAATTCCAAAGTTGATTATTGAGTTCACCAACTGGATCCTTTTGACCAATTGTAGTTAGAGAGTTCTCAATATACCAACCACCTGGTCCTTGGAATGCGTGATTGTAGACCTTTACCCAAGGAACATCTTCACCATCTACAGGAGGAAGAAAACGAATAATGGCAAATCCATTACCCGACTTATCCTGTTCTGGTCGCCAGAAACGGTCATCCTTATACCCTTCCTTCGCCTTGGTCTGATCTTCCATCTTCTTGATCAGATCATCAATACCGTTCTTGGACTTCTTCTTCAAATCATTAAAACCCATACAACCTACTTTCCCCAGGGAACTCCCCTGGACTTATTACTTAAGTGGGAACTCCCCACTGCTAGTATTATATCGTAAAACTTCTCTTTGTCAAGCAAAGGGTAGTTTGTTTTTAATTTTTGGTAGAAGGTTTAAATCCCTACCTTCTTGCTCTATCTTTTCAAGCAAAGGTTGCGTTAAAAGTTTGGGAGCAAGAGAAAAATCATAAGAATACTCTTCAAAATAATGAACTACAGCATCAATATACGAAGAGTTTGTATCTTTTACATAATTTTCAATTCGTTTTGAGAAATCTTCTTTTGTTACTTTGAATATCATGTCGTTAGTATACCACAGTAAAATTAGTAGTCAACCAGTAGTATATATATTAACAAAAGGATTAATATATGCCATATACTGCTGACAACATTGAGATTACAATTGCCACAGGTACTGCGGTTCTTGCAACCGACTATGGTACTAGTGGGGCATCTGGTTTTAGTGCAGCACACGCTCAAATTGCTAAGATAGCATGGGGAGATGTAGATAACACATATCGTACATCAGATACTACACCACTTCCAATTAAAATTTATGGTATAACTGGAACAACAGTTCCAATTTCTGGAACTGTTTCTGGAACTGGAGATTTTTATGTAAAAACATATCCATCAGTTCCATTAATTGTTAAAGGTTCAACATTTTCAACCGATGCACCAATTGGTATTTCTGGTGGAATTTATGGAGTTTCTGGTGGTAGAGCAGTTGGTGTAACTGGACATGTTAATATTTTAAATCAAGTTGCCATATATGGAATCAGTGGTGCTACATCAATTTCTGTGACTGGTGGAAGACAATTAAATTTCTTGAACGACAGTGTTCGTGTTTATGGTAATGTTGGTATCAGTGGTGGAATATTATTAACTGCTGCATCAGATTCTATTTCTGTTTTTGGTCCAGGTGGTTCCTCATATATTAATGCAAATATTTACTCAAACGGAACAGCAGTGGGGGTTTCTGGAGATGCATTAAAGGTTGCTGTGACAAATGCAGGGTTTACGTTCTCTGTATCAGTTGCTGCTACAGTTGGTGTTACAAATGATTCAGCAAATAATGGGTTAAGAATTCAAGGATTATGTGGTGGAACCCCAGTAGTTGTTAAAGGTCAATTAGCAGGTGGTGCTTTAGAAATTGGAGCATACACACCAGTTCCTGTTGGAATTTCTGGATCTGTTCAAATTGATGATACTGATTTAATTGCACAAATTGAAACACTAAAAACTAATATTGATGCGGTTGGATCAAATGCAAGATATGCTCTTGACATATTAAATCTAATAAACAGTGCAGGATCTGGAGCAAAAGTTATTGTATCTTCAATTGCAAGACCAACAAGGGTTGGTCATGGTCAGAAAACAATTACAACAACTGCTGCTTTGATATCAACAGAATCTCTAAAAACTGGAGTAACACTAAAATCACCAGCAACTAATTCTGTAGACATTTACATTGGAAATTCAATTTCTGTTTCTAGTACAACTGGATATATACTAAGTCCAGGAGAAACAATTTATATTGAAGTCTCTGGAATGGGTACGTTATTTGCTAGAACACCTAGTGGAACTGCAACACTAACATATATCGGGACGTAATGAGAAATTACAAACCAACAGCAACTTCATCTAAACAAAACACACAGCAAAAATTAGTGTTTGCAAGAGAAGGTGTTTTTTATGGTCAATGTAGTG